AAAATTGTCATTCGCTATTCTACAGTGCGTCTGTTAATTATATAGGAAATATTTATGCTCCTAGATGTAATGATGCTCAGTACATGTTTTCACGTGGTAATTATAATTATATTGGTGATATAAAATTAGGTACAGAACTGTTAGGTGATAGTGGTATAGGTGCTTATGAGATGTTTAGTTTTGCTTCTATTAAAAATTTTCCTAACATTTATTTGAATATATCTGCTATAAGAAATTCCTCATCATCATCTACCAATTACTATAACAGTGATGGTATGTTTCAAAATTTTAGTACACCTTATGTCCTATATAATAAGTTACTATTTAAGCAGTGTTCAACTAACTCAGGTAATATGTCACCTTTGGTGTATGGTTTTAGAGGTTCTAGTTTTAAATTTGCAGGTTTTGATATTATCAATTTAAATACTCGGGAATCTAGCCCATTTAGCTCAACGTATGTAAATACTAATCATAACTGTTATCCATTTAGTAGAATAAAAACTATTAATGCTCCGACTTCAAATTGGGATTATGGATATACCAACCCTAAGTTAACGTCAGCTGATAGGTATCAGTTTGATGGTGTATCTGCTCACTTACTTATTTACCCTAATTGGATGCCTGAAATAATGGTGTTATCTAGTCACACAGATAAATTATTTGTTAAAAATAAAGTATCTATGGGTGCTGTAGGGTTGTATAATAAAAGTATAGATTCTAATTTAATTTTAGAGGAACAAACATCTGTAAGAGAGTTTTACCAAACATCAGCTACTTCTACTACTGATATGACAGGAATATACGATACAAGTGAGGTAGCATTTGCTAGAAATGGTAGAATAGCAGTACGTAATGGTACATCTATTAAAGTTTTTGATGACACTAATACACTAATCTTTGATTGTACAGTACCATCTAATTTATTAGCATTTCAATTAAATACTGAAGGTACTAAATTATTTGTAGCCTACGGTGGTAAATTTGATGAAGCAGGTGATGCTGTACAGCAATTAGCAGGTAGTATCAATGTTTATAATACAGCAGATGGTGCTTTACTCACAACTAAAGATATGGGTACTAGAGCAAATGCTTACATTGTAGGTGTATATAACACATCAGATGATTGTAATTTACATGTAGTATTTACTACATACAGAGAAGACCAAATTTTGTTAGATGTATCGTATATCGAGACATTAACACCTGTTAATTATGGACTTATAGAAACAACTGAATTACCGTTTGTTGTAGACTACGTCTGTAACCACCATGTAGAGGATAACGAATTTACTTGTATAGATAGACCAACAGGTAATATTGTACGTTGTTTTGGTAAATAAAAATGGTAGTACAGAGCGAAGAAGAGTTATCCAAGATATTGAAAGGGATTCAGGATTTAGATAAGATTGGGGTAGAGAATAGACACTCTATCCAACTTATACAGAAGACACTAGAAATGTTAGAGTTAAACCTTAAAGAGTCATTCGGTAGAGTGGATAAAAGAATAACAAAACTTGAAGGGTATCATTTGTCTGTAGGTTGTGTTACGGCTCAGACACTTAAGCATGATTTAGCTAATTTAGAGCAAAAAATAAATAAACAGCAAGAGAGTGTAACTTGGGTGGTACGAACAGTTATAGGTGCTATAATGTTAGCTATAATAACATTTGTACTTAAATCGCAAGTGTAAGGAGATATTAGATGACAATAGAATTACCACATATTGACATAGAGAGGGAGAAGATTCATGGTCTAGTAAGTGCTAGGATGACTAACATAGAAACACTTAGTATCATAGTAAACCCTGCTACATTCGTATTGATAGCATGGGTTACAGGTGTTACTGTATCGTTGTCTATTGTCAATGCGTTTACTAATAAGGTTGTGTTACTTGACTCTCCATTCAATTTAAATATGGGTACACAAATAACCATACCACTGCATATAACTAAGGAATTGGATGGTGAGTATTTATTATTGATAAATGTTTTAAGTACATCTTCTAATTCTATTGTGACCCAAAAAATAAAATTGAAAGTTGATAAACTCTATGGATACTAAAAAATATACTAAATGGAAAAATGAACCTACACTAAAAGCTCTACAACAAGATTTTACAATGGCTCTACCTTATCATAGATTGAATGTAGAGCGATTGAATAGATATAACAGTGTTTATTTAGATGCTGAAGCTGATACTTATAAGGTTGATGTCAGTGGTAGAAGTAGAAGTAAATACACATCTAAAACATATAAAAGACTTTTAAAATGGATTACACCTAATTTAGAAGTTCCGTTAATTACTGAGGACATATTATTTACAGTAACACCTTACACACTAGTTACACAAGAAAATATTATTGAAAATACTAGAACATTAAATCATCAATGGAATACAGAAGTAGATAAAATTAACTTAGTACAAAAAGCTTCTAAGAAGTTCGCTAGAGAGGGTACAGCCGTCTTAAAAGTAGGATGGGAGTATAAGGTTAAGCAAGTACCTAAAACTGTTACAGAGCCTTTATATGCAACAACTGAAGAACAGGTACAATCACTATTAACTAAAGCAAAAGAAATTAGTGGTGAAGCATACAACAAAGTGTTATCAGCTGTACAGAATGGTAATAAAATACAGATAGGAGAGCAGACTAAAGAAATCATGCAAGATGTAATTGTTAAAAACTCTCCTACTATTACCGTTAAGAATAATCAAGATATTATGGTAGACCCAAAATGTAAAGGTGTTATGAAAAATGCTAAGTTTATTATTGATATACATCAAATAGATTTTGCTGATTTAGTATCAAATAAAAATATGTATTTTAATTTAAAAGAATTGAAGAATTCATTTAGTGAAAGTTTCGACTCTTCTGTTGATACACATTTTGCTAATGCTGATTATTTATCTTCTAATCCTGACTTATTTGCATATGACACAACTGATTTTAGTGATATACCACGTAAGAAATTACAAGTTTATGAGTATTGGGGATATTGGGATATAGATGGTAACGATACATTAAAGCCTATAGTAGCTACATGGTGTAACGATATTCTTATAAGATTAGCTGAAAACCCATATACACATAAAAAATTACCTTTTGTATTCGGACAGTTTGAACTACTAGATGAAGAGTTATGGGGTGAACCTAATGCAGATGCTATAACGGACACTCAAAAGAGTTACAATAATACTATTAGAGCTATGCAAGATATAACAGCTGAAAAGGCTACAGGACAAGAGTTTGTAGATGAGTCGTTATTTAGTGACCCTATACAAATGGATAACTACCGTAAAGGTCGTACTGTACGTACTAAGAAAGGTGTAGACCCTTCTAAAGCTATTTTTAGAAAAGGTGTAGAACCTGTACCTTCTACTCTGTTTGATATGCTACATACATATGAGAATGAGGTATATAAGATAACAGGTATTCAAGAGTTTAATAGAGAACCTAAAGCCATAAACTCATTGACAGGTGAACTTATACAGAGTGATTCAGTAACCAATAGAGAAACAAGTGTATTTCAGAGATTTAGCAATATGTTTGCATCAGCAGGTAATCTGATATTGAGTATGAATAAAGAATTTTTGTTGACATCTAATATAATACTAGATGGTAATAAACCATATCCTGTAGATATTTCAAAACTCGAAGGTGAGTTCAATGCTTCAATTAATATTGATACTCCTCAAATTAAGGATAAGAAAGCTCATAGAATAGCTTTTCTAATGCAGACAGGTCAAGGTGTAATGCCAGAAGAAATGATACTTAAATACCATAGAAAACTAAATCAATTATGGGGTTTACCAGATATGGTACAATACTTTGATGATATGCTAAATAGAGAACCATCAGAACAAGAGAAAAGAATTAGAGAACTAGAGAATGAAAACATTATCTTAGAGAATAAACGCTTGAAATTAGAGAACATTAGACTAGCTTCACAAGTACGTTTAGATACTACTAAAGCAGATGTGAATGAATCTTTAGCAGATAGAGAAAACCAATTCGCTAGAAAGTTAGAAGCTCAAACTAAATTGTTTGACCAAGAATTTATCAATATTGAGGATGGTACTGTACGTAACATACAAAAAGAGGATAAAGAGTATCAACACTTAGCTAATTTAGAACGTGAGGAAGTTCGTACTAAAAGAGAGCAAAAGAACATAGAGTTAAAAGAAAGTAAAAAGTTAACAAAGATAGAAGGCAATAGAGAGGAGAAACTACAGTATATAAAGGACAGTAGTGTTAATAACCAATCTTTTGATGCTATTGATGATGTGTATAGGAATATACTAGAAAAGAATTCTTATGAATATCTATGATATAATTATTTAATTAAAACACTTAAAGGATAGTAAAATGGCTGTAACTTATGATGATATAGAAGAGAAAAATCTTGGTAGACAAGAGAAGATTAATCAGTTAGCAGATATGAAGCTAATGAATGACTTAGCAGATACTGAACAAAACATTGCAAAAGAAGAAGCTGAACTAGATGCAAAAGGTGATGCTACTCTCATGGAAGATGCTAAACAAATTGTAGCTGAAATGGATGCACTAAGAGAACGTGGTGAAGACCCTATGAAACTTTTTGAGATGCTACCACCTGAGCTACAAGAAGGTGTTACACAGCTATTGTCTAATGAAGAACAGCAACAAAGTGGGGCTACACAAGAAGGTATGTCTATGGAACAGCAAGGTGTTCCTATGATGGATGCTGTACAACAACAACAACAACCGACAAATGATTTAGTAGCACAAGCTAAAGAATTGACTACGGTATAATATCATGACTAATGAATTCTATGCAGAAGTAGAGAAACATCTACAAGATACTTTATTACCAGAGTCTAAAAAATTGAAAAGTTTTTATGAATTAATCACCTCTAATGACTTTAAAGCATTCTTAAATAGGTACATCGAAGAATATCCTAAAGAATTATGTGATAAACTAGTGGATGTAACACCATTGTCTAAAGAAGAAGAAAATGAGATTTATAAAAAACTTAACGGTATTAAATATTTTAAAATCTTCATAGATGACTTACTACAGGATAGATTGGTGAACGAAGCAAATATAAAAATAGCTGAAAAGACGCTAAATAACGTTAGTGATACAAGGAGTATGTAATGGCAGAACAAGGACAAGAACAAGAGCAGGTACAAGAACAGGTACAAGATAATAATACACAAGTATCTGAAGAAATTACTGATGTGTACGCATTTATGCAGGATTTTGAAGCATCATTTGGTAATACTAATAATGCAGATACAACTAATATAAAAGGAGATACAACTAGTGAAAAAGTGCAAGAAGAAGAAGAAGTAACTGACAATAAAGAAGCAGAAGAGGTAGTCGAAGAAGAAGACATTACTCCTGATATTGTTGAAGAAGACCCTGCTGAAACAGAGGACATCAAAGAAGATGTTACGGAACACACAGGTGAAGCTAAAGAAGACAGCGATGATTTAGATGATGAGCAAGAAGAAGAAGATAGTGTAGACTATAAAGGCTTCTTTGAACAGTTACACGGTAAAACAGTCATAGTAGATGGGGTAGAAGTAGAAGCTATTACAGACCCTTCTAAGATATTAAAAATGCAGTCAAAGTTTATGAAATATTCAAAAAAAGCAGACGAATATGATAAATTGAAACCTAATCTTGATATTTTGAAGAAGCATGGACTACTAGGAGATAGTGCTAAACTTACGTTGTTGTTGGAAGCATCTGAAGGAAACCAAGACGCAATTAAAACACTACTTAAGAATAACAATATAGACCCTTACGAGTTAGATATGGAAGAGATTGACGAATCTACTCTTAAAACTGATAAGTACACACCTGACGCATTTGCTGTTAAATTTGATAGTTTTGTAGATAAACTAAATAGTGTGACCACACCTAATAATGTAGTTAATATTGTAGAGAATTTTCAAGTTACTGATACTGATGAGTCTTTGTTGACACTTTTTGATAGCCCTGCAAGAGTTAACACTCTAGTAGCACACGTTGAAGATGGTGTTTATTTTGACACTGTTAAAGCTATTAAAGCTAAAGAGCTTCAAGATTTTACAGGAGAGTTTACAAGTAAAAATTTTTATGATAAGTACCAAGAAGTAAGTAACACGTTACTACAAGAACGTATTAATGAATTAAGAAAAGAGGAAAGTATTACTATAAATACGGATAATGTTCAAAAAAAAGCTGTAAAACCTAAAGTAAAAAAAGAGGTTATAAAGCCTAAAGTTGAACAAACACGTGAAGTAGATACTAAGAGAAAAGAAAAAGCAAAAGTAGCTAGTGAAGCAACTATATCAAATATTGGTAATCCCCCATCTGAAAGTAAAGTATTACTTGAAGAGTTAGAAGGTTCAGAATTTATAGATGCTTTTGAAGCTATGTTTGGAACTAATTAAATAAATAAATAAAAGGAAATTATTATGCCACAAAAATATAACACAGGTGGAAGTACATCATCTGTAGGACAACAACCAACAGACTATCAGATTAGTAAGTATGTAATCTATGAAGCTACAAGAAATAAACCATTCTCTCAACTTGGTGGTTCAGAAATTATTAAAAAGCATAGAGGTAAAACCCTAAAAATGGTTCATGAGTACCCTATTCTACATGAAGCGAATATTAATGACCAAGGTATAGACGCTAATGGTGTTACAATGGTATTTGATAAATGGTACGCATGGGATAGTGCAGGAGTACGTACTGAACATGCTACTAAAGAGTTAGCTGAAGCATCTGCCGATATGGTAAGGATTCAATCTGGTGAAGGTAACATGTATGGTTCATCTAAAGACTTTAACACTCAAATGGGAGCATTACCTCTATTAAGTGAAGAAGGTGGTGTAGTCAATGGTGTTGGTACTAAACGTACAGTTATCGAAGCTACAGTACAAAGATATGGTTATCACATCACATACACAAAATCTGCTGTAGATTTGGATTGGGATAACTCATTGATTCTTAAACAGATTTCTCGTGTATCAGAAGCATATGCAGAAGTTAGAGAAACTGTACTAAGATTAGAGTTATTGACAGCAGGTTTATCTAATGCTGTATACACAGGTCATGCTTTAGAGATGAGTGAAATTGATGAGACATGTATTCTTACATTTAACGATTTAAGAGCAATGGGTCTTTCATTGGATGAGGTAGATTGTCCTGCTGATACTAAAATGGTTGTTGGTTCTGTTAAAATTGGTACAGTTACAGCTCCTGCAAGTAGATTTGTCTATGTTCCTTATGCTCTTAGACCTACTCTTGAAGATATGGTTGATGTCCATGGTAAACCTGTATGGCATGATGTATCAGAGTACACAGACGGTATTACAGATAAGTCTTTTGATAAGAATGCTGTAGGTATGTATCCTGCTGAGGGAGAAGGTGGTCGTATCGGTAACTTTAGATTTATCTTTATTAACACTATGTCTATTTGGGAAGGAGCAGGTGCTAGTGCTACAGATGGAGTAGATGCGAATGCTGATGGTATCGAGGATGCAGGTGAAAGCATGAATACTACAGGTGGTAACTATGATGTATTCCCTCTATTATTTGTTGGTAGTGAATCATTTAGAAGTATCTCACTACACGGTAATGATAGCGTTACTACAGCTCATACTCCACCATCAAGAATCGTTGGAGTAGATACTTATGCTGATAAAGGTCAAATTGCTATTGATTGGTATCAAGGTGTTATTATCACTAGACCTGAGAGAATCAGAGTAATCCTAACAGCGTGTAAAAGATAGTTTTAAACTATCTTGTATGCAGGTATTTACTTACCTGTGTACGTTGTTAAACTATAGTATACATGTAAACAAATAAGTTATGCTATAATTAAAAATCTAAATTAAATGGAGTATGAATTATGAAAGAAACACAAGTAAACACAAACGACTACAGTAAGGAAGAACTTATTAAAATGGCTGAAACATTCGGCTTAAATACTTTCCCTAATGCTGAGAGACCAACTCAACCTACTAAGCAAGAAATTGTTGACCATATAAGAGAATCTATTGCTAAAGGTACTAAAGTCACTGAAGAAAAACCTGCTGTAAAAAAAGCTGATAAAGGTCTAACTAAAAAAGCACGTATTGCTAAGAAGCTAAAAGAAGCTATGGCTCAAAAACGAGTAATCATTACTCAGTTACATAACCCTGCAAGAGCTACTGAAGAAATTACAAACCGTGTCGACTTTAGAGTATGGGGTAATTCTGTTATGGGTTATAAGAAGTATAAAGTAGTTTATGACACACCGTGGATGTTACCTGTAGGTCTTATCAATAATTTAAAATCTATTAAGCATACAAAGATGGTTAAAGACCTAAGTAGCAATGAAGGTCACTATAAAAAGGTAGCTGTAAATGTTTATAAAATTGATGATATTGGACTACCAACAAAAGAGGAACTAGCTGTTATTAGTAAAAGACAGGCATTGCTTAAAGCATTAGGATAAGAGGATAATAATATGGCTACAAGAGGATTAGACTATCATGAAACTAACGAGGAGTACGTTTACCCTGTCAAAAAAGAATTAGGTAATGCTGAGGTTCAGGAGACATTAACGACTCTTATATCCTCGTTAAGAGATGATGCTATTCCTTATACTTTTAAAGACTTAGTCGGTGAAAGAACTCTAGCTGATGGTGGTGTAGTAGGTGGACTACTAGACTTAAGTAAGCAACACATAACACAGATGGTTAACGATAACGAATTATCTGAAGACATAGCAGGACAAGTATACTCTGGTATGTTACCATCAGCTATTGATGGTGCTTTAAAATTTGTTATGGGATTAGAAGAAACTAAACAAAAAAACATCTCACTCATACTAGATAAATTATTAAAAATATATGATTTAGGGTTGAAAGACTCAACACAGGAACAACAAAGATATGCTATTGATAATTTATTGTTTGAACGAGATAGGCTTAATGCTCTAAAAGAAGAAGATATGCTTGAATCAATAGAGATAAAGCATAGACAACATGAAGAAATTGTAGCTCAAACTAATATTCATGTGTATAACTTAGAGAATACATTACCTGCTAATACTGATAATACCACTACTAAGACAGAGTTATTAGATAGAGATATTGATTTAAAACAACATGAATTAGATGTAACAGTACC